GACCCCGGACGGCAGATTACGCATGCTTTTCGGTTCCGGCTCCACCAGTACCCGGGTATTGTGGAATACCGGCATGGATTCACTGCCCGGCTTAACGATCACCAGCCCGAGTTCCGGTACCAGAACAGGTCGAAGTAATACCCGCACGTTACCTCCAGATGCGTTGCTGGAATGTGCGGGACAGACGCGGTGGGCGTTCGGAGTAAGGAAGCCTGACGGAGATTATCCAGTGACGGTAGTCGAGGCTAAGGGCTTTTTTAACCTCGCATCCGCGCCTGCGGTAACACTGAATGAGCCATTCGGCCTGTTCTTCAGTGCATGGGGGATGCTGGTACCAGTCTGACTTAAATGCGTGAGAATACCGCTCGTGCGTGTGGGCAAGAACGGTCGAATTATCATGTTTGTAATATTTTGCGTTGCGTGCCATCGGTTTTCTCCGGTGGCACGGTGTTACTCAGCGGGAGTTCAGCCCCGCGCAAGATTGTAGATGAGTTTATTCTTCTGAAAAAGCAGAAAAGCCAGCTTTTATTCCGATCTCTTTCAATACCTGTAATGAAGTGACAAACTCACCGTCGCGCAAGATAAATCCGTCCGTCACTCGGGCATCCACAAAATTAATTAACGCAGCCCCATTTTTTTGCAAACACACAATGCGGTAATGACTAACAATATTTCCATTTTCAACGCACACAGCATAGAGGCCATCTTCACAAAAAATTTTACGCAGTTCTTCGATGTTCATCATCAGAATCCTTCCGGATAATTAGCTCTCCCCTTTAAGGGACCATCCCTCTTATCCCTGCGCGCTACTTAAGTATTTTTGATTCTATTCCGGCACCGTCCAGAACTTCAAACGCGTTGAAAATAAAAACAAAAACCCGCCGAAGCGGGTTAAGTGCGGGTGCGTTGAGGATGCCTGCCACATCAGAGGTGGCGAGGGATTTCTCCCCCGCCGGGTCTCTTACTCCTCAGGTTCGTAAGCTGTGAAGACAGCGACCTCCGTCTGGCCGGTTCGGATTCGTACCTCGCAGAGGTCTTTCCTCGTTACCAGTGCCGTCACTATGACGGTTAAACAGATGACGATCAGGGCGATTAACATCGCCTTTTGCTGCTTCATAGCCTGCTTCTCCTTGACCTTTCGGTCCGTAAGAGGCTAATCTCTATGTGTCGCATAGATATGGCCTCAGATTAATGTTAAGCGTCTTGCAGGACGCGTAATGTTAACTGGGGCTTTTCTCTATCTGCCTTTTGGTGTTCATGCCTGAGACAGATAGCCTCAAGCACCCGCAGTTATTCTACTTAACTAAGATTTCCCCGCAAACCGTTTTTGTCCGGCACAGTAAATATCCAACTAAACCAATGGCGTTCGCTGTATTTACCGCCAGTATTCAATGCACATGACCGCCATGAACACCCCTAAAAAAAGGGCATTTATATGTCCAAACATTAATATCAAAACATCAATTTTTTCCATATACCTTGCTGTGAAGATGATGGGCATACATGATGCGAACAACCAGAACGCAACAAACAAAAACTGCAATGCGTTTTTCATTATTCCCCCTACAATCAATGTGCAATAACATTTAAACACACCTCAATTTGGCCGGACATATAAATATCTAAACCAGAAAAAATCACTTACATAGCGTTACAAACTCTTTAGTCTAAATATTCATCGTAAAACATCCTCCACGCTTATCAGTCCATTTCGTTTCAGGTAATCCATCGCCTTCTCCGGTAATTTGCAGTCCGGCTGAGCTTTTTTCAGTTGACTGACCAGTCGTTTAACCCACATTGTTAATTCGCTAACCTGATTGCCGGATGCTGGTGGATTGTCGGCTTTACCCAGAATGGCAGCGCAGCAGGCCTCTCTGAGCACCCAGTCAACAGCATCCTTCCATGCTCCTGTTTCGACTGGCGGATTCTCACGCTTTACCTGTTCATAAAAGCGCACGGCTTTAACCAGTCCTTCTGATGTCACCGGGACTGGCGGGCCGATGAATAAGGCCTGAATTTCATAGTTCGGCCTGTCGTTACAATCCTCTTTTGTCGGTACATATTTCCAGTCACCAGCCCACGGCTTCCCCTGAAAGTCTGTAACGTCTTTTTTCACGTAGCGATATCGCCATGCAACTGGTTTTGCCTGCCCTGCCGTTTCATGCCCTTCCTGATAATTAATCTCGCTCATTCATCGCCCCACTCATCACAATATGCTTCGACCGGAGTTTTTCCTGCTTCATAATCATCACGCCATGCTTCAGCATCAGCAGCACTGCCACCACGTAACTCTGCATAGTCCATTAACAGTTCATGCCATGCTTCAAAACTGACGTTGTATTTAGTTGAACCAAAATCAGCCATTTTGCTCTTCCTCTTCGTCTTTTATTTCGTGATATGAGTAATTGCAGTAGTTAAAGAAAATATCTTTTGCTTCGTCATGTATTTCATCAGGCGTCGCATCATCATCCACTTCGAATTCATCCTCGAAATCTCCACCGGCTATTCCCGTTTCAATAATTATTTTAAACTTTCGCATTTAACTACCGCCCTTTCGGGCGGCCTCCTGATGTTCTGAGGGTGCAGAAATCCCTCCGGTTAAGGATTTGATTTTATTTACAGTGCTAAATTTAATTATTCAGTTCTGGATTTTGTCGCCCTGCATATCCGCGCTTTCGCGTTACGCTCAATCTAAATTAACTTTTCTATATTTTTCCGCCTTTCCTGTTCCTCCTGGCGCAATAGCCTTACATCATCTGCCAGTCTGGTTTCTCTTTTCGCCACAGAGAGCATCCAGTCAAACGGCTCCACAACTGCACCGCAGATTTTACAGCGGACCTGACGCTCTTTTTCGTCAACCCGAACAGAGGCGTGATGACAATATGGTCTTTCCGATGGCTCATAAAGAAAATTAACCTGATTACGAGGGTCATCCTCTTTTACCGGAAATAAAACGATATTGCTTAACTCATCCTCTGGTTTTATTTCCATGCTCCTCTCCTTTGATGCGAATGCCAGCGACGCGTAATGCGTGTTCTAAGTCAATCAGGTAAAGCCAACTGCCATTTTCTTTAGGTATCATGACATGTCGCTCATCTGCATTTATCGGGTGTCCATATCGAAGGTCGTAGCGAGTCGGTAATTGAACTTCCCGCGCTTCCAGTTCAGCAATACGCTTGCTCCCATCAGAGATAACGCCTTCGTAATACTCACGCTGCTCGTTGAGTTGTGATTTTGCTTCTTCCAGTCCATCCAGCAAATCAGCGATAATATCCGCTTCCCGATGACGGATGTGACGCTTAAACGCAGCAAGAGCCGCATCACAATCCCGTTCAGCATTTGGGCTGTCCGGGATAGCCTGATACCACGCCAGCGTCGACTGATAGTTTTGTGCTGCCTCACGAAGCGCCTCATAGTTAACCTCTCTCATTGAGCCACCTCCTGATAAATCACTGCATGCCCCAGTTTCTCCGCCAGTGCCAGCTCTGCCTTAGCGCCCGCTGACCGCTGCCAGCCATTCAGCATGTAAATCGCATCCACACAACGAATCATTGCCATGCAAATATCCATGTAGTGCGGCTGTGTCAGCCCGTCCGGAAGTACTGCCGGGTTTAAGACGGTATGCCCTTCCCGTTTCAGTTCCTCTTCCGCCTTGTGAAACGCCTCACGGTTGAAATTTTCATATCCCGTCATTGGACCGGCAATATAAACTCTGACCCTCACTCCATCACCTCCTGAAAGTTTCCCCGATAGAACGCCAGCACACGCTGCATAACTTCGCTCTGGCGGCACTCACGACAAATTATGTTCTGCCGTCTGTTGTAACGACGTATTTCTCCGTCAGGTAACTTTCGAATCAGTGTCGGGTCAGCAGCCTTCTCCGGTGTCTTACGCCATACGCGATACGCCTGCTCTGATGGAAATACCCCGCAACCAGAGAGCCAGACATCACCACTGGCCGCAAGCGCACCAGATAAACGACGAATAGCGGTCTTACTGACACCCGTTTTATCTGCCAGTTGTCGAAAAGTTTCTCGTCCGCTCAGGCGCACGAATTCCACAATGCGCGCCTTCACTTCTTCCCGCTCTTCTTGTGTAAATACTTTTGCCATAAGCGCCTCCGGCAATCACTTTTCCGATACAACACGGCGGGAAGAATCAGTAATCTGTCGAACAATATCCCGGTGCTTGTTCAGCTCCCGCAGCGCGGCGCAGACTCGCTCCCACTTCTGAACATCACTTTTCGCCCTGCGCAGCGCCAGGTTTGCCCTGCGAAGGGACGGAAAAATCAGCTCATCTGCTTGCGTTTCGGTAAACGATGGCAACGGCTGCACAATGTCCGCCACAGTTTCTGTTTTAATTTCTTCCTGTGTTGCGGCTTCCCGGACTGGTAACGCAGCACCTGCTGGCTGAGGAAAGTCCTTACCATCACTTTCCGTTACCAGCGCGGCTTTCGGCTCTGCTGGTAAATTATCGCCCGGCATGCAGTAACGAAATTTACCGTTCTGATTAACGCGTGCCAGCCGCCCCGTTGCGGTTACCACCGCCAGCGTGGAAGCAACCTTGCGAGTACTGACACCGAACTTACCCGCCAGTTCCTCACACGTTTTAGCCCCATCCTGACCGATAAACTCAATCATCATGTCTGCGGTAACTTTTTGTTCGACCTCCCCGGTCAGCATATCCTGTGCTTCAGATTTTACTGGCCGCTCTTCGGTTACCCGGGATTCACCTTCGCCAGCCAGAAACCAGGTGTGACCAGTTTTATCAACGACGCCATTTCTTTTGAGTTCCCACAGCTCGTTGAGAACCTCTTCACGACTGATATCAAGTCGCGCGGCCAGTTCTACCGATGTGGCTTTTCCCATTGCTTTCAGTGCGTCAAATACGGTTTCCATTAAAATTTCCTCCGACAAAATCGTTTCTCAGATTCAAATAAAACCAGCTGCCTTCCGGCGTTCGTATTCCTGTTTCAGCCGTTCAATTGGCGTTGGCCCTTGCGGGTGTTTCGCCCCTTCCAGTTGTCGTCGCACTGGCGGAACACTCATCCCGTTACCAACATGCTTTGCCCATTTCGTCAGTTGCCGTTCCGCAAGTCGTTTTAACTCACCCTGCGTCATCTGGCGCTCAATCCCTCTGGTGCGCATTTCGAGGCAGATGTGGTACAGCACAGGCTGAGGCCACGGATATTTGTCGCTTCCGTCATATCGCCAGGACTCATCACGCCAGCGGCGGTACTCCTCCATCACAGCATCCACCGTCAGGCCAAATGGATTGGCCCCGCTTTCTGAAATCAGCGCCACAAACTCAGCCAGGTCCGGAGGCCATGTTTCACCCGCCCGGCAGCGGTCCATGCACTGGCGGCAGACCTGTCAGATTTGCTGCTCAGTCATCGCGCCAATCTGTGCAATCCAGAGCTTCGAAGGTGCGGCCCCGTTCTTCTGGGTCCAGCGGTTCGAATAAACCTCCCCCATGAGTTCCCACAGCTTCCAGACCGTTTCCGTCGCTGATAAATCCGTTTTCACGTTCCCACTGCTCACGTGCTGCCCGAATTTCCTGAACTGCCCGTGATGCGGTGCCACCTGGTGCTGCTGCATGGTTTACCCCCTTGCTGACTGGTTTAACCTGCGCCCTGACGTGATTTACGTGACGGGCGAATTTCTGCTCCCACTGAATCTGCGTAAACACTTTCCCCTCCGCTGCCCAGTAGTCCCGGAAGGCGGCAAGTTCAGCAGGTGTAAATTCTGTCTCCGGCAAAGCCATCCCCCACAACGCAGCCCGTCGTCGAAAATCCCGTGACGGATACCAGCTATCGGTCATCGGAAATTTTCCGATGGGTTCGCTCAGGCCATCCAGGAATACAAGGGGTGCTGCCTGTAACGACAAAACTTCCTGCTCACTGGTCGGAGCACTCTCGCGTGCGTTATGTGTGGGGTTTAGATCTTTGGGTTCCTTTGGGTTCCTTTGGGTTCCGTGATCCGTTTTTGGGTGTCTTTGATGGAAAATTTGGGTGTCTTTGGTTATTTTCCATGCAGCTAAGAGTTCCGTTTTTGGGTCTGTTTTGTGCTGAAACATAACCATTTTCGGTACTGTTTTTATTAACAGCACCAATTTTACCCACCTTTAAAGACTCCCGTTTTTGGGTGTATTCAGGCTCGGCAACACTTTCTTCTACACCGATAAGTCGGTACACCACAATTTGCTTTGTTCTGCCTTTTCTCTCACCGGTATCAACAATTAACCCAATCTCCATCAGGTGTCGTAAGCTGTCCTGCACAGTCTTTTTGTTTAGTTCCGTTACTTCTGCCAGTGCAGATACAGACGGGTATGCACACAAATCGGCACCGCACATATCAGCAAGCCAGGTCAATACAGACTTACTGGATGAACTGCCGGTTTTCACCTTTTTAGCCCATCGTAGTGCATCGATACTCATACAAACCCCTGGCAGACATTTGTTTATCTGCAAAGTAATATTGATATTGCTGACGATACGCATGCTTGAAAGCAATAGCTTTTTCTATAAGCTCGTCAGTCTCACGTTCCACAACAGCTGGATCCGCAAAAAGCAGCCCGGACTCCACCACATCGCCATATTCTTTGTTTAATCCGGCGATCATGTACGTAATGCTTTTTCCATCACTGATCTCACGATACAACCTGAAATCACTAATTCGGATAGCCTCCATAATTGCCGGAATCAGCGCCGTGAATTTTTTCCGCTTATCCCTGGTGTCGATAGCTTTCCAGCGTTCGAATATCTTCACCCGGTTAACGCCCAGCGCCCGTTGATCAACCTCGCCATCATTAAACGTGACGCGTTGAACATCGATGTTCGGGCGTTCTTTCAGAGCCCAGAATGCTTCCGTGATTAATATCGTCGCTTGCTCCTGTGTCATTCCTGGTCGACATACCCAGGCATCCAGAGCCTCACAAACCTGTTCAGGGGTGATTTTCATTGTTCAACCGCCCCGCCCGCTTTGCCTTACGATATTCGTCATAAACTTTGGGGTCGTACTGAAGTTCCCCGCCGGATGCCTCTTGCAGGCGCATCGCGCGACCTTCAGGAACCAGTTCCCCCCATTGAGAAACAGCAGATGGATCAACACCAGCAGCTTTCGCTACTTTGGCTTTCGTCCCATAAAAATTAATTACGTCTGATTTAAACATCACCCCTCCAAAGTTGAGTTTTCTCAATAGTAATCATTCAAGGAATCTCAAGTCAAGGGTTATTAAGATATCTAAATATGAACGAGAAAACTTTAGGTCAACGAATTAGAGAAAGACGCAAACAGGTTGGTTTAAGTCAAAACGATTTAAGCAAAGCCGCTGGCGTATCTGGCTCATCAATTTCACTATGGGAAAGCGACCATACAGCCCCGCGCGGGCAAAATTTGCATCGCCTGGCTGAGGTATTGCAATGTTCACCAACTTGGATACTGTTTGGTGACGAGGATAAAACACCAGATCCACCAGTAGCACTCAACAGCGCCTTAGACTTATCGGAAGATGAGTTGGAGATGTTGCGATTGTATCGCGCACTTCCAAAATCAGAGCAGCAAGCACAAATCAGCGAACTCCGTGCCCGCGTTGAGAATTTTAATCGCCTATTCACCGAGCTACTAGAAGCTCGCAAACGTAACAAACATCAGTAACCCCCTTCACAAATTTTAAAGCCTTACATTTCAATGTATTGGCTTTATTTTGCATTAAATATTGAGTTTTCTCATTAAAAATGCTTGACCAACATTCATGAGAAAACTAAATTACCACCCATCAAGACACCGCACGGTGTTCTCAGCAAACAGTTCCGCTACCCGGCGTTAAGGGGAAACAGAGGATTTCTCAGTGGGCGAAGTCAAACATCAGAATGGAAGGCATCCCGGGATCGGCAAAGAAGCAGCAATGGCGCTTTATATTGACATCAGCGCCATTGCCGGACAGGTAAGAATTATCAGAGCGGTAACTAAGCGGTATGCGCCTTTACTTCAGAAAGTCTCTGGTGAGTGCACCGAAGATATTGTCAACGATTTCGTCATCGAACTGCGAGGACTCATCTTCAGTTACAAGGTGACCACAATTTTTGCAGATGGCTCCCGCGAAACTGTCAGAGCCCTGCGGGTTAAAGGATGTGTCAAAGACTTCGCCACCACATTCTGGGCAAGAAAACTTGATTGTACTCATAACCAATTTCCTCTCGAGTAACAGACCCCTCAGAGGATACCACCTCGCCTGACGTGGTTAAAAGCAGGCAACGCTAACCACAAGGAGCCGACATGCAGAAACGAGAACCTGTCATCATCGCGCCAGACTATACCGATGATGAACTTTATGAGTGGATGCGCCAGAAAATTAATGCAGCGCAGGATCTGAAATGGGCCAATGAAGCCAAGGCTAAGCAGGCTGAAAATCTGTCCGCTCTGGAGCAGGATATCACCAGGCTGGAAAAAGCAGCGGCATTAAGCATTGCCAGAATGATTACATACCAGCGTTAATAGCTAACCAACGAAGCTAAGGTTGGTAATTAAGGAGTTCTCCACGGGTGAGGTGGAGTGCGTGCGCCGGACACGGGTGAGCATCCGGCACTGACAGTTTACTGAAAGGATATTTCCATGAAAAGTCAGACCATAACGCGAAAGCGCACGGCGAGGTAGCTGGTTCATAGATAGCCTGTCGTTAAATTTTCGTCGACCGTGCGCTTCCGGTTGTGGCAACACGCGAAATGGCGCGGCGGTAAGTATGGCGGGGTTATTCCTTCCCCGTTGAGGACACCGGGTTGTCAGGTTGACCATACGCTTAAGTGACAACCCCGCTGCAACGCCCTCTGTTATCAATTTTCTGGTGACGTTTGGCGGTATCAGTTTTACTCCGTGACTGCTCTGCCGCCCTTTTTAAAGTGAATTTTGTGATGTGGTGAATGCGGCTGAGCGCACGCGGAACAGTTAAAACCAAAAACAGTGTTATGGGTGGATTCTCTGTATCCGGCGTTAATTGTTAACTGGTTAACGTCACCTGGAGGCACTGCATCACAAAATTCATTGTTGAGGACGCGATAATGAAAACGTTATTACCAAACGTTAATACGTCTGAAGGTTGTTTTGAAATTGGTGTCACTATCAGTAACCCAGTATTTACTGAAGATGCCATTAACAAGAGAAAACAAGAACGGGAGCTATTAAATAAAATATGCATTGTTTCAATGCTGGCCCGTTTACGTCTGATGCCAAAAGGATGTGCACAATGAATCCAGTATTTGCACTTATTCTGACGGTTTTTCTTGTTTCCGGAGAGCCAGTTGATATTGCAGTCAGTGTTCACAGAACAATGCAGGAATGTATGGCAGCAGCAACCGAACAGAAAATTCCAGGCAACTGTTATCCGGTCGATAAAGTTATTCACCAGGATAATAACGAAATCCCGGCAGGATTTTAAAACAGCACCGTAATAAATATCCAGTTTCATTCTTATATGTCAGCAATGGCAGAGATTTGTTCACCCTTAAATCTGTGATGAGGTTTACCAATAATGAGCACTGATAAAGAAGAATTTGCACTATATTGCGAAGCAAAAAATGACAAAGTAAGAAAACGCCTGGGAATTAAAGGTGGTTTTTACTGGGCTACAGCAAAAAAATTATCTGTTGCAATCTCCCGCTGCATTACCGCAATGGATGACAACGATTATGATGAAGACGACTTTAAAAAACCCGTCCGCGTCAATTTGCCCGTTGTTGACGACCTTCCGCCAGAAGGCGTGTTTGATACTGAATTCTGCAACCGCTATGAAAAAGGCGGGAAAGATGGCATCACAATGACATTTATCGGCCCTTCCCCCTCTGTTCAGGACAAACCAGCCAGCACTGACAATACCAACATCAACGGCGAAGACATGACTGAGATTGAGGAGAGCATGCTTCTGCCTGTCTCCGGTCAGGAACTGCCCATTCGTTGGCTTGCTCAACACGGCAGCGAAAAACCAGTAACGCACGTTTCACGCGACGAACTCCAGGCATTACACATTGCACGGGCTGAAGAACTACCGGCTGTTACTGCCCTGGCTATTTCGCATAAAACCAGTCTGCTCGACTCGCTGGAGATTCGCGACCTCCACAAACTGGTTCGTGACACTGACAAAGTTTTCCCTAATCCTGGTAATTCAGACCTGGGACTAATAACTGCTTTTTTCGAAGCATACCTGGACGCTGACTACACTGATCGGGGTCTGCTGACAAAAGAGTGGATGAAAGGAAATCGTGTTTCACGCATCACCCGCACGGCTTCCGGTGCTAATGCTGGCGGTGGGAACAAAACCGATCGCAATCCGAATTTAGTACACACCCTCGACACACTGGATGTGGAGATTGCAGCAGCCACACTTCCGATGGATTTTAATATTTATGAAATTCCGGGCAGCGTTTATCGTCGCGCAAAAGAAGTAGTCCTGAACAAAGAAAGTCCGTTCAAAGAATGGTCCGCAGCACTTCGTGCAACCCCGGGTATTCTGGACTATTCCCGCGCCGCTATTTTTGCACTTATCCGAAGCGCACACCCTGAATTTTATCACTACCCGGGACGCCTTCAGGGGTATATCAACGCCTATTTGACGGAAACTGATCACGAGAACCCCAGCAAGGAAACTCTCACAGCTGCCCGGCATACGCCGGAAAAAGATATCCTGGAAGAAATTAACCGCGAGGTGGTTACTGAGCGTGAAACAGAAGAAGAAAAACCACAACCATCTGACGCAATGGCAGGTGAACAGGCAACAACTGAAACAATGGAACCGGATACAACTGAACATGGCCAGAACGCGCAGTCGCTGGATGCTCAGTCGCAGGTGAGTTCCGCTAACCAAGTAAAAGTCACCGCTGACGAAGCAAACAAAATTATGCAGGCAGCCAATATCAGCCAGCCTGACGCCGATAAGTTACTTGCTGTATCGCGTGGTGAATTTGTTGAGGGGATTAGCGACCCTAATGATCCGAAATGGGTCAAGGGGATCCAGACTCGCGATTCTGTGAACCAGAACCAGCATGAATCGGAACGGAACGACCAAAAAGCGGAACAAAACAGCCCAAATGCGTTACAAAACGAGCCAGAAACGAAACAATCCGAACCAGTAGCGCAACAGGAACCGGAAAAAGTCTGCACCGCCTGCGGTCAGAGCGGTGGCGGCAACTGCCCTGATTGTGGCGCGGTGATGGGCGACGCAACATACCAGGAAACATTCGATGAAGAGAATCAGGTTGAAGTTCAGGAAAATGATCCGGAGGAAATGGAAGGCGCTGAACATCCACACAAGGAGAACCCTGGCGGCAATCAGCATCACGCCAGCGATAATAAAACTGGCGAGACGGCAGATCACTCAATTAAGGTGAACGGTCATCACGAAATCACATCCACCAGCAGGACGTGTGACCATCTAATGATCGACCTTGAAACCATGGGAAAAAATCCTGATGCCCCGATCATCTCAATAGGTGCAATATTTTTCGATCCGCAAACCGGAGATATGGGACCGGAATTTAGTAAGACTATCGATCTGGAAACTGCTGGCGGAGTCATTGATCGGGACACCATTAAATGGTGGCTTAAGCAATCACGCGAAGCGCAATCTGCCATTATGACCGATGAAATCCCGTTAGATGATGCACTGTTACAATTGCGGGAATTTATCGACGAAAACTCCGGTGAATTTTTTGTTCAGGTCTGGGGAAATGGAGCCAACTTCGACAACACGATTTTGCGCCGTTCATACGAACGGCAGGGGATCCCCTGCCCGTGGCGTTACTACAACGATCGCGATGTACGCACAATCGTTGAGCTGGGGAAAGCCATAGACTTCGATGCCAGAACGGCTATTCCATTCGAAGGTGAGCGACATAATGCACTTGATGACGCTCGTTACCAGGCAAAATACGTTTCAGCTATCTGGCAAAAACTGATCCCGAGTCAGGCTGATTTTTAATGTTCAACCCTAATTGCCGCTAACCGTATATAGTTAGCGGCGGTTATGAGATATAGCTATGAGCAGCTTATTTTTAACCGAAGATGAATTGCTAATATTAACGGGCTGCAAATATGCAAGCCACCAGCGAAAATGGTTAATGGAAAACGGGCTTCCGTTCTATACCAATCGTAGTGGCAAACCGATTGTCAGCCGGGATCTATTTACCTGCAATAAAACTTTACCACCACGCGAGGTAGAGCCGAATTTTGGTGCGATCTGATGGGAAGACGAAGGAAAAATCCTGAACACGAAAAATTACCTCCAAATGTATACCCAAATAAATATAGTTATGTATGGAAACCAACATCCAGAGAATCTGTCACACTAACCGCCATCAAGGATGGTTTAGCTGCTTTATGGAAAAAGTATGAGGAAACTGTAAATAATCGCGATCGTGCAATGACATTCGGTCGCTTGTGGGAAAAATTCCTCGCCAGCGCCTATTACAGTGACCTTAGTCCAAGAACACAAAAAGATTATCTGCAACATCAAAAAAAGTTGCTTGCCGTATTCGGTAAGGTACCAGCGGATTCCATAAAACCAGAACACATCCGTCGATACATGGACAAAAGAGGGGAGCAGAGTAAAACGCAAGCCAACCATGAAAAAAGCAGTATGTCCCGTGTTTACAGTTGGGGGTATGAGCGAGGGTACGTCAAGGCTAACCCATGTGCAGGTGTAAGTAAATTCAAGGCCAAAAACCGCGAACGATATGTAACCGACAAAGAATACCAGGCAGTATTAAGCGTTGCACCTCTTCCTGTTTTTATCGCAATGGAAATTGCCTATCTGTGTGCAGCGAGGGTTTCCGATGTGTTATCGCTGAAATGGGAACAGATTGGAAACGACGGGATATTCATCCAGCAAGGGAAAACCGGAAAAAAACAGATAAAAGCATGGAGTCCACGATTACAGGCAGCGATCGAAAAAGCAAAACAGTTACCAAAATCTGCCTATGTGATCAGCAATCAATACGGCAACCGATATATGTACAAAGGCTTTAACGAAATGTGGGTAGAAGCAAGAAATCGTGCTGGAAAAATTTCAGGTATTTTAACCGACTTCACCTTTCATGATCTGAAGGCGAAAGGAATTTCAGACTATGAAGGAAGCAGCCGGGATAAGCAACTTTTCTCTGGTCACAAAACCGAAGGGCAAGTGCTAATCTATGACAGGAAGGTTAAAGTTTCACCAACACTTGATGTCCCGTTACCTGAAAATATTCCAAGAAAATATTCCAAGTAA